GAAACCTATAACATTGTAGCAGCTCATGGATACTTTGGTCGTCTTATTTTTCAGTACGCTTCTTTTAACAACAGCCGTAGTCTCCACTTCTTTTTGGCAGCTTTCCCTGTTGTTGGTATCTGGTTTACTGCTCTTGGTGTATCTACCATGGCTTTCAACTTGAATGGTTTTAACTTTAACCAATCAATTGTACACAATGGTCATGTGATCAACACGTGGGCAGACATCCTTAACCGAGCTGGTCTTGGTATGGAAGTCATGCATGAGCGCAATGCCCACAACTTCCCACTGGACTTGGCAGCAGCTGAGACTACTCCAGTGGCGCTGACTGCTCCGGCAATCGGCTAATCTTCGTACGTTCATCCCTTTAGTGGGACGCATAATTGCCTAGCATGGAACGGGGCTAGGGTCTACGGAGAACTATTATGTCTATCAATCTCATTCGTTTCCTTGCATCACAGAAAAAGCGTGCAGAGCGCTATCATACTGATGCCCTCCGCTACCGTGGTGTAGTGTATAAAGAGATCGACTGATTCCGTAAAAGCGGACTGGGGAGTGCAATGCTCCCCTTCAGTATTTGGCATTGGCCCGTACGCGGACACCCTTTGCCGAACCGGTTTGGTAGAAGACCTTAGAATTTTTACCACAAAATTTTTTTTATCAATCGATTGGTAGTGTTTCATATTAATTAACTAATACAATGGCTTTTCAATCTTCTGTAAACCCGACTCAGCTTACTCAGCTGGGTCAAGCTAACCTATCTGGTGATAAGCGCGCCCTGTACCTCAAGCTCTTTAGTGGCGAGATGTTCAAAGGCTTCCAGCATAACACGATCGCTCGTGATCTGATTATGAAGCGTACCTTGAAGAACGGCAAATCTTTGCAGTTCATCTACACGGGTCGTACCAAGTCTGAGTTCCATACTCCTGGAAACAGCATCCTGGGTGATAGCAATGGCGCACCTCCGGTGGCTGAGAAGACCATCACTATTGATGACCTTCTGATTAGCTCCGCATTCGTGTATGAACTGGACGAAGTTCTGGCTCACTACGATCTGCGTTCGGAGATCAGCCGTAAAATCGGCTATGCTCTGGCAGAAAAGTATGACCGTCTTGCATTCCGTGCTGTTGCACGCGGTGCACGTCAGGCTTCCCCTGTGTCTGCTACTAACTATGTTGAGCCGGGTGGTACTCAGATTCGTGTGGGTTCTACCACTAACGATTCTGACGCTTACAACTCCGCTAACCTGGTTGCTGCATTCTATGATGCAGCTGCTGCTCTTGACGAAAAGGGTGTCTCTAGCGATGGCCGTGTTGCTGTCCTCAACCCCCGTCAATACTATGAACTGATCCAAGCTGTTGGATCTAACGGTCTTGTGAACCGTGATGCTCAAGGTACCGCACTGCAAGGTGGTAACGGTATCATTGAGATCGCTGGTATCAAGATCTACAAGTCTATGAACATCCCGTTCCTGGGCAACTACGGTACCAAGTATGGCGGTACCACCGGTCAGGTCGATCCTGGTAACACCGGTTCCTTCGTTGGTGAAACCATGGAAGACGCTTCTGGCGCTTCTACTGGTATCAACAATGATTACGGTACTGCTGCTGAAGTTGGCTCCAAGTCCTGCGGTCTGATCTTCCAAAAGGAAGCAGCCGGTATGGTCGAAGCCATCGGTCCTCAGGTGCAAGTCACCAGTGGCGACGTGTCCGTGGTCTACCAAGGCGACGTGATGCTCGGCCGCTTGGCCTGTGGTGCAGACTATCTGAACCCTGCTGCAGCTGTTGAGCTGTACGTGGGTGCTACTGCACCTTCTGCATTCTGATATTTATCTGGGAGCCTCTTCGGGGGCTCCTTTTTTTTAATTCCTTATTGAGAATGAGAATCAATGACATTTCCTACCACTAATGCAACACAGGAGCTTCCTGCAGTAAATCAAATTTTGCAGTCATGTGGTCAAGCACCTGTTACTACCCTAGATCAAACCAACCCGGACGTTGCGATTGCCTATCAGACTTTACTCGAAGTCTCTAGGGAAGTACAGGCTGAGGGATGGTCATTTAATAAGGAGTTTCATTACGACATGACTCCTGACAATAATAACGAAATCCTTATCCCTAATAATATGTTGCAGCTTGACCTAACACGCAACGCTGCTAATATGGATAAAGATGTAATCAGACGTAATGGTAAACTTTATGACAAAGCTAATCATACCTATACGTTTACTGAGAAGGTAGAGTGCGACATCACCTGGTTGTTTGACTGGGTTGATCTCCCTGTACCTATTGCTGACTTCATTACAGCCCGCGCTGCTACTGTTGTTTCTAGTCGTATTGTTGGAGACGGTAACCAATACCAAATCCTACAACAAAAAGAAGCTTTTACTAGAGCTATGGCAATGGAGTATGAGTGTAATCAAAGTGACTATACATACTTTGGTCACTCCGGTAACACTAATAGATACACAAGTTACAAACCGTACAACGCACTTTATCGATAAATGGTTGCAGTTACTCAACGGATCAATAGCTACCTTGGTGGCGTATCCAAACAATCAGATGACAAAATGATGCCAGGCCAGGTCCGTGAGTGCTACAACGGATTTCCTGATGCAACATATGGTCTAACTAAACGACCGGGTTTTAAGCATATCGTTAACCTGGGAACTGGTACTACTTATGATGATGGTAAGTGGTTCTATATTAAACGTGATGACGACGAAGAATACGTAGGTGTCATCAAAGGAAATGCAATTAGCATTTGGAACGCAGTTAGTGGTGTTGCTTGTACTGTTATGTACGGTACTGGCTCTCAGGCATATCTGAGTGGTGCTAAGACTAACTACAAAATTATCACCGTACAGGATACTTCTATTGTTATTAATAGTAGTGTTACTGTAACTGCACAGGCAACCCCTACTTTTAATGCTCACCGTGCGGCAAGTGTTGAGGTTCAGTATGTAACTTCTTCAACTACCTATACAATTGAGATTACAATTAATGGATCGACCCAAACTGCTAGTTATACAACTCCTAGTTCTGCTGACGTTAATACAATTCTAACTCAATTAGAATCCAGTATTAATGGTATGTCAGGTGATCATGCTCAGATAACTGTCACTAAACTAGCTAACTCTTTGGAGCTTAGCAGCACTATTGCTATGGACATCCATGCTCAAGGTGGTCTTGATAACAAAGGCTTGACAGCAGTTGAGGATGAAGTAGCTAGCGTTGGGGAGCTGCCTTTTAAATCAGTGCACAACCGTATTGTAAAAATTGTCAACACTAACTCTAGTGCTGATACATACTGGGCAAAATTTGTAGCACATGACGGTGTGTCGGGTGAAGGTTATTGGGAGGAGACTAGGGATCCTGGTGTATCACCTGGTCTTAATAACTCTACTTTACCTCACGAGCTTATCAACACTGCTGTAAATACATTTGTCTTTCAAAAAATTACATATGAAGACCGCTTGGTTGGTGATGATGAGACTAACTCACATCCCAGTTTTGTAGATGAAAAGATTACCGCTGGATTCTTTAATAGCAATAGACTAGGTTTCTTGTCTAAGGACAACGTAATCATGAGTCAATCTGGTGACTTTTATAACTTTTATTTTAAGTCAGCACAGACTACTATTGAATCAGACCCTATTGATATTAGCTGCTCGTCCATCAAACCTACTGCTTTACACGCTGCATTACCTACAGCTCAGGGTGTGGTTCTGTTTTCAGAAAACCAACAGTTTCTGATGTTTGCTGATGCTGGTGTGCTTACGCCTGCATTGGCTACTATTCGAGCGCTTTCTAATTATGAGATGGATCGAAACATCGAACCTGTTGATGTGGGTACTAATCTCAACTTTATTACTAAAACACCTGGTTACTCTCGTATATTTAGTATGGTCACTAGGGGCCAGCAAGATAACCCCCAGGTCCTGGATTTATCAAGGATTGTAAAAGAGTGGATTTCACCTGATATTGATCAGATGATTTCTAGCCCACAAAACTCAATGATTGCAGCATCTGGTCAGTCATCAAACGAGGTCTTTATCTTTCGGTATTATAATGATGGTAAGGAAAATTTAATGGAAGCTTGGACAAGCTGGTTAATGCCTGGTACTGTACAATTTATCGAGACTAATTCTGATGATATGTACGCTGTTACCAAGCAAGGTAATCAATTTGTACTGTCTAAAGCTGCACTTAGTCAAAGCCCTGAGCAAGCTATTATTGTGAACAACCAGGGTCAAAAGGTTAATCCTAGTGTAGATTTGTATGCAACTGCTTCTAGTGTTGTTTATGATGCAACTACTAAAATTTCTAAGTGCTACCTGCCTTACAATGATGTCTCTACCTTGACACCTGTTATTGTAATTAAAGGTAATACAAGTTCTGGTTCATTTGTTGAATCAGGTTTTACTGTTACACCAGAACGTGGCAGTGATGGCACCGGTCCTTTCTTTAGTGTAGCTAACAAAGATTTAAGTAGCGTTGCATCTGATGTTATTGTAGGCTTTAAATACAACTTAGATGTTGAATTACCTAGAACTTACTTCAGACCAGACCCCAAGGTAACAGATTTTACTGCTAACCTTACTGTAGCACGTATGAAATTTTCTGTTGGTTTGTCTGGTATGATGAGCTTTAAAGTACAGCAGACTGGCAGACTACCCTTTGAACTTGAGTTTACTGGTGATGGCTCCACTACTACTTATACGTTTAACAAGAGTGACCTGGATTATGTAGATAGGTCTGATGTTAAGGTGACTGTTAACGGTGTCAACCAAACTGGATTTAGTTTTAGTAACGACACAACTATTGTCTTCAACTCAGCCCCAGCTAACAATGCAAAGATTAGGTTCTTCATTCAAGACTGGTTTAGCGTGCAACCTACAATTGAGGCTAACACGTATCTAGCTAATGATGTACCCCTTGATAATGAAAACGTATTTACTATTCCCATCCATCAACGTACAGAAAATTTTAGATTAAAAATGTTTAACAATTCACCGTTTCCTGTTGCAGTTAATGCTATGATGTGGGAAGGGCAGTATACACCACGTTTCTATAGGAGGGCTTAATTATGCCAGCAGGATGGATCGCCTTAGGCGGGGCAGTACTGGGCGGCGTCATGAGTGGAATTGGTCAATCCCAACAAAACTCTCAAGCCAGAAAAGCCGCTAGCCGGCAAAATAAATATAACAAGGATGTTTACAACTTCCAATACGGAAAAGGTAAAAAACTTGGTGGAGAAGCAGGACGGCAGTATGAATTTGCTGTTGAAGGTCTTGAAATTACAAAGAGAAACAACGAAGCTAACCTTCAGTTTCAAGAGTATCAATCGGTTCAGCGTTATAATTATGACATGGGTATTCGTGCTTACGAATTTGCCCAAGCTAACCGTGTATATGATCAATCAGTTTCTACTGCATTACAACAGAACAGTTTCAACCTACTTGCAACAAAAGCTGCTAATATTGATCAAGATAGATTAAAGCATGAACAAGAGATCTCTTTAGCATTAGACGAGACTCAAACGCTTTTAAATTATGGTGCCGCCGCAGCTGGTGTTGGTCTTAAGAAACGATCATCTAAATCAGCTGCAGTCAGCACGGTGCAGCGGGAAAGGGTTTCAGCAGCAAAGGCAGCAGGTGCTTCACAAGCTCGTGGTATGTCTGGACGTAGTGCTGCTAAGAACGTACAAGGTATGTTAGCAGAAAGTGGAGCAAATCAAACTGCTATTGTTGATAAACTTATGTTTGATTTAGAAGCAACTGACCAAGAATTTTTTAAGATGAATCAACAACTGGTCATGGATCAGGTTGGTTTTGAATTTACTAGGGACAGTATTGCGATGAGTGATAAGGCAGCACGTACTAAAATTAAAGGTCAATCACTGCAAGCTGCTATCAATGCTGCAGCAAGTATTGCACTTAAGCCTGAGATTGCACCGCCTATGCCTAAACCGATTGCGCTGCCACGTCCTGAATATCAAGATGTGTTCAAACCTGCCAAGCCTCCTAAGCCGATGAAGAATGTTGCTATGACATCTAGCCCACTCCTGGCTGGTCTTAGCGGTGCTATCCAAGGTGCACAGTCTGGTTTGAGTATTGCCGCCGGTATTCAAAGTTATAATAACCCTAACGGCTAACCTATGTCTAAATTTAAAAGCTTTGCACAGCAGGGGAGCTTTAGGGATTACCAGATCCAAGCTCCTGACGAAACCGGTAAAATTAAAGAAGAAACAGCCCGCACCATCCGTGGTAAACAGCGGGCTCAGGCGTCTCTAGAAAGACAAAACAATCTATACCTACAAGCGCAGAAGCTTGCACAAGGTGTAGAAGAAAATCAACGTGAACAGAACTTTAAACTTGAAACTGAAAACCGAAAAGCATTTCTAGATGCTCTCCGTCGTGATAACGAGATCGCGACTCGGAACGATAAGATTGCTGCAGCACAAACTGCAGATACTTTTAAGCAACTCAGTGCTTTCTCTAAGTCTGCTTTTGAGTTGTATGGTCAATACCAAGAACTAGATCTTAAGCGTAACCAGCAGGAAAATGCTAAAATAGCCTATGCAGCTGGAGCTGATTACAAAACAGTTGTAGCTATTCAGGCTTTGGGAGACAATCTTACTAAGTCTGAATTCCAACAAACAGAGTTTATGCGGCAAAAGCTTGCAGAGGGTGGTAATGTAGATGCCCTCTTTGCATTGTACGAAAGACGTGCTAGCAAAGCTTTTATCAATAATATTGGTGTAGCTCAAAACACTGCCTACAGTTACCATACTGCTGCTCAGCAAGAGCAAGCGAGGTTTGACGAAGAAAACCCTAATGCTACAGTTGAAGAACGACGGGCAAACTTAAAGGCATTTGAGAGTGAATATGCCGCAAGCTTTGTAAGTGAAGACGGTCGGGGTATGAATGCAAACATGCTTAACACGTATGTTTACCCAATCATGCGTCGCTCTCAGACTCAATTCCTTAGCAATCTAGATAAAGAAGGTCGCAAAGAACAAGAGTCTATTGTCAAACAAAATAACTTTAAGGCATTGAATCACGCTTGGGGGACAGCTAAATCTGCTGGTGTCGCAGAGTGGTTAACAGACTCACCTTCTGCAGAGAAGTTTGAACTGTTTGCTGAATGGGTTACAAATAAATCAATTGACTTTTCACAAGATGGTTTAAGCTCTCAAGATATTGAAAGCCTGCGTGACTTCCAGTATCAAGGTGCTAACTATACACAAACTGGTGAACTGACTTCTTACGGGTCATCACGTGCTGGTCTATCTGATAACGCTACATTTAACCAGGCTCTTAATACACGAAAACGGGCAGAAACTGCGGTTTATCGGGAAGGTCAGGCTCTTCGGCAAAATGAGTATGAAGGCAATGGCATTAATATATATAATGAGATTGCTGCAGACGGAAGTATTAGTAAAGAAGACCTTATTAGATTAGAAGAAAATGATAAAGATAGTGGTCTCCCTGGGTTTGAATCTAAGGCTACACAACTTGCTAGAAAGGAGCTGGATAGCGTACGGTTTGAAACTGCCTATACAGAAGTGTTTGACGATAAGTTGAACAAAGGTACTCTTACTCTACAGGATCTTGATCAAAAGGGTGTTAGCTTTGCACTTAAGCAAAAGTATACACCGTTGATTCAGAAACAAGATTTACTTATGCAAGATCAAACCTACCAGGATGGTGTCACTGCTGTCGGTAATGCGATTACAGAACACCCAAGGGTTGCTAAAGGTCGTGTAGGTAACAAAGATCATTGGACTACTATCCTCTTTAAGGCTGAACAATTACAACAGCTTAAAAACGATGTATTGAATGGTGTGCCTATTTCAGAAGCTGTTTCTGGTAGGTTAGGTATCATCTCCAGTATCCAAGCTACTACCGGTGCTATCAGCACTAAAGGTCATTATACTAAGACTGTTCAAAGTCAGGCTCAAGGTGCTGTAAATTATCAGGAAGCTTTGCAAAAAGATCGGGATTTTATTGAAAGCTCCCAGACACCTAACTTTAGAAAAGATGCTTATGCTGCTGTAAATGCTTATGGTCAGAATGATTTTTATGAAGATTACTATCCTATGCAGAGAGGTGAAGTGACGCCACAACTTAGAAGGCGTGCAGCTATTATGGGTGTATCACCTTTGGTTGCTATCAACTTCCTTGCTAGTGGTCTCTCTCAACCTCCTGTTGCTATGGATACACAGGTTCAGGCTATTGCTGATAAAATTACACCAATTACTGGTAGGTTGATTAACACTTACCGTAACTCTGGTAGCCACCTGAGCCGTATGAGTAGGGCTGATAGAATGATGGATGGCACACTTGCTACCGCCCCTACTCGTTTGAATCAACCCTTGCCGCCTGGTGTGCAAGGTTTAGCAGCCTTGGTTAGCTCTGGAGAAGGAAGCCCTACCTCAATGTTTCCAGGTGAAAATTACCCAGAAATGCTTGACATGTCAATTTCAGAGGTTGTCGAGCTTCAAAAAGAAAAACTAAAAGATGGACGAGCTTCTGCTGCAGCAGGTTCTTACCAAATCCTATATCCTGAAGTAGCTGCTCAACGTGTTGGTCTTTCATTGGATGAAAAGTTTACCCCTGAAAACCAACTTAAGATGTTTATGGGTACTTTGTTCAATAAACCTGGTAGAGAAAACCTTGCAGCGTATTTGCAAGGAAAAAGTGATAACATTGAACTAGCTATGGATGAACTGTCACAAGAATACGCTTCGATCGAGTATAGAAACGGCCGTAGTTATTATAATGATGGTGTAAACAAAGCAAGTATTAGTCGAGAAAAGCTTCGTCCTGCTATGATTTCTGCACGCGAAGAGTTTACTAATCAGTAATTATGAATGATTATGAAGATCAACTTCTAGGGGGTACGCTCCCGGAGCTGACTCCAGAGCAGAAGGCTGAACTTGCCCAAGAGCAAGCAACCATCGATGCTAATCTGGAGCAGCTTCAGCCAGAAGTTGAACAACCTGAGGTGTCCCAGGCTGCAGCTACGGCTGCTCCTGCAGAGGCACCTCCGCAACAAACAGAAGAACCTCAAATCCTAGGTCAGCCTGAAAGTTTTTACACAGACCCTACTTCTAAGCAGGCAGCTGTAGCTGGTGTATCAGACTTTGTAGTTGATGCACTTAATCTCATTCCTAATGTAGATATTCCTAAGGCTCCTAAATTTGAAAACGACGTTAACCAAAGTGTTCGAGAGATCTCTTCTATTGTTATCCCAACTGTAGCACTTGGTGGTGCTGGAGCTGCTGGTCTAGCCGCTCGCGCTGGTCAAGTAGGTAAGGTTACCAAGCTAGGTAAGTTCCTTAACGATCCTCTTACCAAGCACTTAGGCAACATGGCATTTACTGCTGGAGCTGGTGCTGCTGTAGATTACACAGTAGAGATCAACCAGCAAGACGACAACCTAGCTGGTACACTTCGTAAGACATGGCCTCGCTGGTTTGGCTGGGTACCTGAAGATCTTGCTACACTTGATAGCGACAGCCCTGAAACTAAGCGTGCTAAGAACGTAACAGAAGGTGCCTACCTTGGTATTGGTACTGACATGCTGCTTGGTCTTAACAAGCTATTCCGTAGTGTACGTGGCTTGCAACAGGGTGCACCAGTCCCTAAAACTGAGAAGGCTGCTGCTGCTCTAGAGCGTATGCGCGTAGCAGAAGGTGATGTAGAGGATGTTATCGAAACATCTGCTGCAAAACGTTCTGATTCTTTGGATGAACTTGGTAGCTACAACGTAACTAAGGCTGACGATCCTAACAATCCTATCTTTGGTTACCATGATCTTTATGGTTATCAAGAGGTTGGCTCACGTTCTGTAGACGACCTGGGTATTGTTGGTGCTTCTATCGATGCTGCACGTATTGCTGGTGACATTGATACTGTGTATGGTCGTATTGGTAACTCAATATCTGAGGGTGCTCTTAAGTTTAGCCTTGAGGGTGTTGAAAACCAACAGGCAGTACAAAAAGGTCTTGCTGATGTCTTGACTGAAGCAGATGAATACGGTTACCGTACTGCAACAGGTACAGAGATTAGTAGCGAACAGATTAAAGATGCTGGTGAACGTCTGGCTGCTACGTTCTACGAACAAAACGTAGATCAACTACGTACAAGCCTTGCTCAGTACCAACGACTTAATCAGACTACTAATGTCTCTGTGCTATCTGAAACAGCCTATAAGGGTGTTGTCGGTGCGTTGAATAAGTACATGGATGATTTTGTCAACATGGATTACATGCGTGCACAAGCGTACGTAGGTACTTCTTTTGCTGGACAGATCTCCGACATGGCACAAGGTATGCGCCTTACTGAGGGTACACCTGCTATTGAACGTGCACAGGAACAGATCCTTGATCGTATTGAGTTTCTAACGGTGCAGAAGAACATGACTGCTTATTCCGACAAACGGTTTAAGAGTATGTTTGGTTTGTTTAATAAACTGTCTAAATCTGATGCAGATTCTATTACTACTGCAGAAGCAAACCGTATCCAAGCTGCTATTAAAGGTGCAGAGGATGAGACTGCAGCAGCTCTAGCTAAGATTAAAGAGGAAGCTAAGTTTACTGTTGATAACTTGCGTGAAATCGCAACCACACAACCTGAAATGCTTAGCCCTTTGATGCTTGCTTATGAGTTGTCTGACGGTAATGTAGACACTATCACTAAGATGAACCGGTATCTGAAAGAATCTACTGGTATTCTGAGGAAAGCGTTTATTGACCTTAACCCTGAGATCCCCTCTGTTGTTCTCAAAGGTTTTTATTCAAACCTGTACAACGGTACACTGAGTGCTTTTGGTACACCAATCAAAGCAGGTTTGGCAGCAGGCGCTCAACTTATTGAACGACCATTGCGTGGCATGGTGGGCGGTATGCTTAACGGCGACATGTCTACTGTACGTAGAGGCTGGTATCAATACAGTGCGTTTGGTGATTCACTACAAGGTTCATTTGCTTACATGAAGCAGGTGTTCAAACGGTCAGGTATGGATCCTGAAGTAGTTGCACTGCGTGAAGACTACGGTATGCCTTCCAGACAGCTTGAGCTTATTAACTCATTTGCTGATGCTAAGGCTGCTCAAGGTGATTATGGTCCGCAGGTATTTGCCGAGATGGTAAATAACATGCAAGACCTTGCTAATCATCCCTGGCTTCGGTTTGGACAACGTTCTATGCAAGCTTTGGATGGATTTACACAATCGATGGTTGGCTTTGCTGAAGCCCGTGGCCGTGCATATGATGACATTACCAAAGGTGGTCTTCTAGCATTTGATGCAGAGAAAGCTGGTGAGTTGTCACAAAAGGTGTACAACAAAATGTTTGATAAAACCGGCTTGATTACAGACGAAGCTGTTAGTAAATCTGCTGGTGAAATTGCACTTAACCTTGACAACGTAGCTACAGATGCTGTGTCTCAGGTTATTAGGCGTGCTCCTGTTCTCCGACCATTCTTGCTGTTTACCAAAACACCTCTGAACGAACTGGCACTGTCAGCTTCTTATAACCCAGTAGGTGTGTTTGTTAAGGACATGAATGCGTTTAAAGAACCGTTTGAAAACATGCCTTATCAAGAGGTTGAGCAGCTTTTGGCAGCCCGTGGTGTTGAAGTAACTCCTAACACTGTACGTGCTAAATACGAAGAGATCCGTGCTGACCTTAAGGGGCGTAAAGCCTTGGGTGCATTGATGGTTAGTGGTGCAGTCTATGCTGCGCTCAACGATAACATCACTGGTAATGGTCTTTATGACAAGCAGAAACAAGCTGCACGTAGGAATCAAGATTGGAAGCCTCGTTCTATTCGACTGCCTGGCGGTCAATGGGTGAGTTATGATAACCTTGGTCCTATTACAACTTGGCTGTCTTTGTCAGTTGATATTATTGATAACTTTGATAGTCTTGCATCTAATGAGATTGGCGAGCAATTCCGTAAGTTAGGTTTTGTCCTCAGCTCTGCTATTACTGACAAAACAGCTTTGTCTGGTCTGGAACCGCTTATGGATATTATTAGTGGTAACCCCGGCGCTCTTACTAAATGGAGTTCTAGTTTCCTTACTAGCGCTACCGTACCAGGCTCTAGCCAACTTGCAGAAATCTCTCGCCTGATGGACCCAGGTCTTAAGGAAGTTGAGACGGAACTGTTTGACATGATGCGTAACCGCAACCCACTTACCAAAGGTCAGCTTCCTGCTAAGTATGACTATATTGATGGTGGTGAGGTTGGTGTCCCTGACAACCTTATGTCTAGGGTTTGGAATACGTATATGCCTTGGAAAGTTAACGGTAAGATTAGTCCACGTAAACAATTCTTGATTGATATTGAATACGATGCACGTCCTACTCTAAACACTTACAGGAAAGTTAAACTAACCAATGAAGAACGTTCTGACATCCTTCAGATTATGGGACGTGATGAGTTGTTTGCAGAAGGTATTGATCGTGTTATGAAGCGTGTACCTGGTGGAGTCGAAGGATTCCGTCAACGCTATATGGAAGCTGTTAATGCTGGTCTAAATCCTGATCTAAGCACGTTTGAAGGTATTCATTCTGCAATTGATCAAGAGCTTAGGTATGCAATGGACCTAGCAATTGCTGCTTCACCGACTCACTCTGACATGACTCGTAGACGTTATATTCAAGAGGTTAGTACAGATCTACTTAGCAACGGGAAACAAGACGAAGCTCAACGTTTCCTTGACTACATGGAACAATTCTCTCGGTAATTTTTTAACAAAGCGTTATGGCTGTAACATCCAATACTTTTACAGGGAATGGTTCAACTACGAACTACTCCTTTACATTTGAATATTTAGAGCAAGAAGAAGTCAAGGTAACACTTGACGGGACCGCTTCAACTGCATTTACCTTTGCCAACGCTACTACCCTTAGCTTCACTACTGCTCCCGCTAATGGAGTAACAATTCGTATCTTCCGCGATACTAATATTAGCTCTCTTAAGGCTACATTCTTCCCAGGATCAGCAATCAAAGCGGAAGATCTAAATGCTAACTTCACCCAAAATAACTTTGCAACTCAGGAAACTGATAACGAAGTTATTACTGCAAACACGACTGCTGCGTCTGCTGTTACTACAGCTAATTCAGCAGTTACCACTGCAAACGCTGCAACAACAACAGCAAATAACGCAGTTACTACTGCAAATTCTACAATTGCAACCGCAAACACAGCAAACACAAATGCTTCGGCTGCTGTTGCTACAGCTAATACCGCATCTACAAATGCAACTAACGCTGTAACTACTGCAAACACTGCATCTACAAATGCTAGTAGTGCAGTTACTACTGCTAACTCAGCAGCTACAGATGCTGCAGCAGCAACTACCGCAGCTAACACAGCTACAACAGCTGCTAATGCAGCAACTACTGCTGCTCAAGCTGCTCAGGCTGATGCGAATACAGCTACTGCAACTGCTAACTCTGCCACTACAACAGCTAACACAGCAGTTACAACCGCAAACGCAGCTACTGCAACCGCAAACACTGCAGATACAAATGCAACTGCAGCTGTTACGACAGCTAATGCTGCTAGTGCAACTGCAAATGCTGCTTCTGCAGCTGTGTCTGCTGCCGCATTCTATACACCAATTGCCGCCCTCGCCAACCTTCCTGCTAGCCCTGCTAACGAGGATCGCGTAGAGGTTGTTAATTCTACTGGTGTTGAAAGCAACAGTGCTGTATCTGGTGTACCAACAGGCTTTGTCGGATCTACTGATCTGACTATCCGACTGCAGTACAACTCGTCTACATCTAAGTGGGCATGGCAGCAGTATTTTGCTGCTGATCCTGAGAACAGATATTTGACTCAATCCCTGCCTGTTGTAAAGGGTGATTCAACGAATGGTGCTGGACAGCTGACGCTCAACTGTGAAAACAACTCTCATGGCGTCAAGATTAAAGGGCCACCACATAGTGCCGGTGCTAACTATACGCTGACACTACCTAATGATACTGGTGCTAATGGTCAAGCTCTTACTACAAATGGTGGCGGTGTTCTTAGCTTTGCTGATATTGCATCTTCCATTATTACGCAGACTGATTTTGCTTATAAGCCTTCATCTAATACGGCAACTCTAGCTGGGCCTTCATCGTCAACCAACCCTACTGGTTATAATCAATATATAGGGATCCACAGCAGCGGTAATGCTATTATTAGGTTTGAGAAAAGCACAAACCTCCAGTTTTATAATTTAATAAATCAGCTCTCTAGTGGTGACTCTATAGATGTAAACTGGAATAATGCAGGTACTCAACGTACAGATACTACGACCTTTCATTCTCTTACTGATAACACAATTAGTGGTGTCTTATATGGAGAACTGAGTGTTAATAGTTCCTTAGGAACTTTTGGTATTGGATCGTATCCATTTGCAGTTACTTCTACCAATATCATCAATGGTACGGAACCTATCGCTAACAACCAAGTCCTTAGATATAAAACTGCAACCAATAAATGGACTGTAGACGACGCTGAAGTTATTGCAATTGTCGATGGAGGCAATTTTACTACCGGCGGTTCACTAGTACAAACATCAACAACATTCGACGGAGGATCATTCTAATGCCAACACCTGCTAATCGGACTCCTCTGCGTGTAGCGCGAGGTACATATTCTAATCTTAATAGCTCAGTCTCTGATATTCAAGAGGGTGAGATTTGTTATGCAACTGATCAAGACAAACTGTATGTTAAGGAAGGGTCAAGCCTTGTTTCTACACAAGCTGACGTATCGGCCAAGGCTAATACCGCTGATATTGGCGTAACCATTCAAGGGTATGACGCCGACACTGCAAAGACTGACGTAGCTCAAACTTACAGTGCTGCTCAGCGTGGCACTATCACTACGTTGACCGATGGCGCTACGGTAACGCCTGATTTTGCAACATCTAATAACTACACTTTGACACTCGGTGGCAACCGAACAATTGCCAACCCTACCAACCTAACTGCTGGTCAATCCGGTTCTATCTTCCTTGTCCAAGATGGCACTGGTAGCCGTACAGCCGCGTGGGGTTCTTATTGGGACTTTGCTGGTGGTACTGCACCGACACTAACGACAACTGCAGCAGCTGTTGATCGTATTGATTATGTCGTTCGTACGACTGGTTCAATCCATGCAGTCGCTACCCTCGCTTATTCATGAGTGTAATTAGTAATAATCAACTAGCAGGTGCCGCAGGACAAGGCGGCGCTGCTGCTGGTTACCAGATTGACCGCAGCTTGCGGTTTAACAGTGGTGACAGTACATACTTAAACAAAACATTCTCAAGTTCTGGCAACCCCAAAACATTTACAATTGCTTTATGGGTTAAGCGTTCAGTTTTAAGCACGGATCAAAATATATTTAATGCTTCATCTTCTCCCGGACAATCAACCACCGTACCAAGAACAGAGTTTCGATTTAATCCTACAAATGATCAGCTTAAGTTTGCTTTTAATAGTACTGGAAGTTCTTGGAAAACATTAGAAACAGCCGCCACATTTAGAGATGTAAGCTCTTGGTATCACATTATTATTTCAGTAGATACGACCCAAGCAACTGCATCCAATCGAGTAAAGATTTACGTTAATGGAATACAACAAACGCTTAGTGGAACATATCCGGACCAAGGCGAATCTTTACCTTATGGTCAAAACTATGGACATAGTATTGGAAACTACACAAATAACTACAATGCTTATTTTGACGGCTACCTAGCCGACGTTCACTTCGTCGACGGTCAAGCACTTGCGCCGACTGACTTCGGTGAATACGACGCCGATACTGGTGTCTGGAATCCGATTGAATTCACAGGTTCTCATAACGTAACGAGTGGTTATTCAGGAACAGTTCCTAACAGTGTCACTGAAATAACACCTACTGGACCAAATGGTAATGGTGTTGCCTTAGCATCACTTCTTTTTGGTGGTACTGAGTTGACTGTCAGTCAAAACTATATTCGACAAGATGGTGGGGGTTTTGAATGGTCCGCTGCTATCCCGTTGTCGAGTGGTGATGTAGCTGGCGCTAAATGCTTGTACTTTAATAATACAAGTAACCATGATATTGAATTTAAGATTGACGGCAGCTGGGTCACAGTTCAAACAAACGCCAATAATGTTATTGGTTCTACGCAAGGTCAGGGAGCAATAATTACTTATACTGCTTCTGGTTCAGTCAACTGGACTGGGGTTAGAGCAACCAATGGAAGCAATGTAAGTGTTACCAGTGTCTCTGGTATCTTTGTCAACAATGATCTTGTCGGTTCTGGGGTAACAGGAGTAAATGGCTTCCACCTCGACTTCTCGGACAACAGCAGCAACGCTGCGCTTGGAACGGATAGCAGCGGCAACAGCAATACTTGGACGGTTAATAACCTGACGGCTTCAGCCATTGTCTACAGTAATGGTATTAGCGGAAACCTTTTTGGAGGCGCAGCTACAACACTGTTTGACGGCAGCACTAGCACTGGCTTTTATCCTGGAACAACCGGAACAAGCGGAACTTTTGATGTTACCGTAACATTTAGTCCTGGCATAAGTTGTAGTACACTTGAAATTTATACTGCTGACAAACAGGCTAATGCTACTGGTTCGGTTTCAGTTGACGGTGGTTCACATCAAAGCGTTCCTGGGAGTGGAAGTTACACCACGCTTACAGCACCGTCTGACGGAATTTTAAATACACTTGTATTGAGAAGAGTTGCTTCGTCTAGCACCAGTAATGCTTTTAGGTTTAACGCTATTAAAGTCGATGGCGTTGTTTTGACTGATGGTGTTCCAGCAAACATCGACAGCCTGATCGACACGCCGACGAATTACGAGGCAGGTTCCGGCAACAATGGCGGGAACTACTGCACACTAAATCCCTTAGACAAAAATACGCTCACCCTTGCAAACGGAAACTTAGAAGTTACTGGCACAACAGTAAATCAAAGCGTCAGGGGCACGATATTTGTAAGCTCTGGCAAGTGGTATTACGAGGCAACGGTCACAAACGTTGGCACTGAGACTTATGTTGGTTTTGCTGGTGGCTCATATGCTTTTGACGGAAACACTGGTCGTGCTGTATGGCGAGGGCAGGGAAATTCTGGCGAGTTAATGAAACTAGACGCCTCAACCACAGGAAGCCAAGGACAGTACACAACTGGTGACATTATTGGTTGTGCTATTGATTTTGATAATGACAGGATTGATTGGTATAAAAACAACACTCTGACTATTTCTTACACTTCTGCTGGCTTATCTTCTTATGCGCCTTTGGCTCCGTTGATTCAAGGCGGTGGTGGTTCTTATGAAGTTAATGTCAACTTCGGCCAACGCCCATTTGCGTACACGCCACCAACAGGCTTCCTTAGTCTCTGCACGACGAATCTACCGGACCCAACGATTGCCGATGGTTCGACGGCGTTTGATATAGACCTCTACACAGGCACAGGTTCAACACATGAGCGGAGTGAATTTTCTTTCAGTCCAGACCTTGTTTGGATTAAGCAAAGAAACACTACTAGAAACAACTTGCTCTTTGACACTGTACGAGGTGCAAATAAGTTCGCTGTTTCTAACTCGTCTGGCACACCAGGGACCGGCTCGGGGATGGTCACAAGTTTTGATAGCGATGGATTTACCCTCGGTAATTCTGCTGACGTTAATCAAAGCAGCGGGACATTTTGTGCATGGTGCTGGGACGGTGGAACGTCAACGGTCAGCAACACTGACGGCAGCATTACTTCTAGTGTCAGAGCCTCGCAAACAAATGGCTTCTCGGTTATTTCCTATACAGGAAACAATACCTCTGGAGCAACAGTTGGGCATGGCCTCAATGCTGCACCTGACTTCATTATCATAAAGAGGCTTGGTAATGAAAATTGGCTTACATACAACAGGGCTATAGGCGCAACGAAAGCAGTATTTTTGAACCTTACAGATGCAGCACATACTAATGCCGCGTGGTTTAACAATACTGATCCGTCAAACTCGGTTTTTACTTTAGGAAGCGGTAACGCTGTAAATAACAGCAATGGCGACACTTATCTGGCCTACTGTTTCTCGTCTGTATCTGGATTTTCATCCTTCGGTTCGTATGAAGGCACAGGAAATAGCGACGGTCCGTTCGTATTTTGCGGGTTCAAACCTCGTTGGGTAATGTATAAAAACATAGACGCTGCAGGTGGTTGGCAAGTTTACGACTCAGCCCGCAGCTCTAGCAACGTTGCTGATGAGCGTTTGCAATGGAATAACAGCGCTGAAGAAGATACGACAGTTGGTATAGATATTCTCAGTAATGGTTTTAAACTAAGAACTACTCATTCTCGATCAAACGCTTCTGGTAATACCTATATTTGGGCATCATTTGCGTCTAACCCCTTCAAAACCGCCCGCGCACGCTAATTAACATTATTTACTATGCTACAACTTGATGGTAAGACCTTGCAATATGACAAGGCATTTGTTCACGACGGAATGCAATATCCGTCTAATTGGCTGCGCCTGACTTCTTTGGAGGAAAAGCAAGCCATTGGTATCGTTGAAGTCCCTGATGCCCCCGTGGCGTCCTGGGACCAACGGTTCTATTGGGGTGTTGATAACCCCAAAGATCTTGATCAACTTAAAGAACTCTGGACTGCAAAGGTTAAGGAAGCCGCAAACTCCCTGATTACTCCTACTGACTGGTACGTAGTCCGCCAGGCAGAGAACAGTGCTGCTGTTCCTGCCGAGGTTCTCTCCCGTCGTACTGAGATCCGCACCCTTAGCAATGAAAAGGAGG